AAAAATGTAAAGGAAGCCATGAAACAAAGTTCTGTTACTTTGACGACGTTATGGTTCGCGTTGCGAACATTCTGCCGTGAAAGTTTCTACAGTCTTCGTCATGTGTTCCAGGAGTACGAATCCTTTCGTGGAGCCCTTTTCAGGCACCACGGTAAGTCTTTTGGTATCAAGATACTAAAAGAAGTACATATGGCCATGAAGAGACACCAGACTGGTGTCCATGTGCCAGGGAGTTTCACCCCTTATTCGATGTGGTTAAGAACGGATTATACCGGACTTCCACGTCGTCTTAAGGGACTCCGCCGCCTGGCTGTTTCACGGTTTAGAGTTTTACGTATGATCGCGATAAGTATCACGACCGCGTATACTCTCTACTATGATACTCCGAAAGTATCTCTCTCGACTGTTTTGGATCCTTATTTGGGTGTGACAGAGTCATGCTCACAAGAAGATCCAAGATATCATCACGTCCATTCATTCCTTCGCTTCATTGAATGGTTCGTACCTAAGTGGTTTACCCTCAAACATAAAGAAGGATCAGAGATCTTTCTTGGTGTGAAAGGAGGCCCTTGGGGCTCACCTAGCTTTAGGTATTCGCTTATCGATGCGATGACCCTAACGCGTACCGAATTTGGACCTATTTTGAATTCCTTAAGGGAATTCTCTAGGTTGTACAACAGTGATTACCTCCACAATCGTTTGTGGTGGCAATTTTCCTATTGTTCTAAGTGTTGTGAAATACTTAGCCAATTGGGATTTAACGTTGGTGTACGTCCTACGGATGTACCTCGCATTGCTAAATTTTCATTCTTGAGTGAAAAGGGAGGCAAGACCAGGGTTATCACTGCCTGTAATTTCTGGATTCAATCTGTTCTTTTTGGTCTTCATAACGACGTTATGAGATTTCTAAGAAAGCTTGATACAGACTTTACCTATGATCAAGAACGTTCAGCGAAGTTCTTCAGATCACAGTATGAAAAAGGATGCCGTTTCGCAGCGTCCTTTGACATGACGGGTGCAACTGACAGGTTTCCTGCCTGGGTTCAACAAAAGATCCTTAACTGTGTTAAGGAGAAGTTAGGAGATTTATGGAGAGATTTAATGTCTCTTCCTATATATTGTGAGCAGACCAATAGCTCCCACAGTTTCACTGTGGGACAACCTATGGGTGTGTACTCCTCATTTCCTGTGTTCTCTGTATCTCATCATTTAGTGGTGAGGTACAGTGCATGGGCGGTGGGTCTTAATCCTTTTCATTTTAACAAGTATATGATTTTGGGAGATGACGTAGTTATCTTCCATCGTCGTACTGCTCGTTATTATGAGTACTTCTTAACTCAGGTTCTGGGAGTGGGCCTTTCTACGTTTAAGTCACTGGTGACTAGACGTAAGAGCCCATTCTCAGCTGAATTTGCTAAACGTCTCTTTGTAAATTCAGGGGAACGTTCACCTATTACACCTGGTATACTATTATCTCTACGATTTGGAGATTCTAGTTTATTAGTTTCAATACTTGAACGTGTTCTAGTTCGTTGGCGTGCCGAAATCGATGTTCCATCTCCAGACTTTGTCAAAGTTCTGGTCGATAGACTTCTGTTCCGGCGTCGACGTACACGCGCGTTGAGATGGTTTACATCTCCTTTAGTGTTCCCTAAGTGGTTACCACTTGAGGGCCCGCTATTAGAGGTTCGGGAAAAGTTTTGGCCGTTTATAGACGTCAGCGATGCAAAATCGATCTGGCCTATTGTTGAGAGGCTTCGCACAGACGAGCTTCTTCACGATTGCGTAAAGAGACTGTCAAGGCTCAGAGATAAATCTCCTGCTTTATATCAACTTCCAGTTAGATCTAACTTCTTCGAAGTTATACGCAAAGTTTACTTTGCTGACAACTATCTGGCTTCTTTCCCTCTTCAGGATATTATACGCGGACTCCAATACCGCGTAGAGCGAGCTTTTGTTGATAAAGATTTATCAGCAAAAGACCTCCTAATCTTAACTCGGTGGTTAAGTAATGTGCTTGATTACCGTGTGAGGGTGACTGGTGACGTCTACGTCATCAAATCGAGACGTGAAATCTTTGAATCATACAGGCTTCATGTACTGGCGCGGGATCTTATGATCAGATCACCTTTTGGTGTGATGAGAGTAAAAGGGACACCTTTTATTCGCCCTGAATCCTGGTACACGTAACGAAGACTTAGCTGCCTAATGGCAGGATGAGTTCTACTTTGTAGAACCCGCTAGTTTGAGCTACCCTAAATGCTCAGACAATGACGCGAAGCGTAC